GTCCGCTGGCGATGCAGAAATCATTCATTGGCGCGAGGTAACAACATGACCAAATTTAAGCCATGCCCGTTTTGCGGCGGACGGGCGGAACATTCCATTGGAAAAACAAGTGGTGGAAAGCCGTGGCACTATGTCGAATGTGTGGATTGTGGAGCCACTGCCCCTGTGCCGCCCTGGGCGGATCACAACATAGCCGTAATTGAGCGCCTAGCCAAAGCATGGAACACCCGCGCCGAGATACTGGCGGACGCTATGAAAAGCAGCGTTAGCTGCGCTAACTTGAAAGGACAGACCGATGAGTGATGATCTGGTGAGGCGAGCAAATTACGCCCTCAACGATATGCAGGGCAGGGTAGAAGCTGGAAAGCTGGCTATGTTTCAAGAGTGCATTGCCCGCGTCAAGGAACTGGAGGCCAAGCTGGCGAATGCGGAAGTCATTATCCGCATTATAGCAAGCGACAAATGGGATGAACGTCTTGGTGAAGCTGTTGATCTGTCGTGCGAATACCTCGCAGAACTCAAAGGACAAACAACATGACATCAATATACACAATCATTTTCGCAATCGGCAGTCTCGAGGTCGGCCACATCACAGGCAAAACGTCTGCCGTGTGCGCCCGGATGCCGGAACTCAACGCCGCGATGACCGAACTCTGGGGCGAACAGACAAGTGCATACTGCCGCGATACAGGCGTGCCGTTCCTGCGTCCGGTGGCACGGCCATGACAGACGAACACATCAATCAAGTCGCCGTCCTGCGCCGCGCAGGCAACCGCAACGTCGAGATCGCGCAGATGCTGAACATGACGTACGATCAGGTCGTGAGGTGCGTGTCCCGAGCACGGCAGCGCAACTGGCTACCACCAAAGCCCAAGGCAAACCCACGTCAAGCGGTGCTTGATCTGGTAAAGGGCAACGGCATGCGTCAGGGCCGCATCAGCGACATGATGATGGCGCTGTCAAAGGAGGAGAAGGTCTGGCTGATCGGCGACGCCCAGCGCGAGGGGTACGAGACCCTCGCAGAGTGGCTGACGGACGTGGTGCGGGCAAAGTATGATAAGGAGAACGAGCTATGAGCAAAACGAAAAGAACGTGGGAAGAATTGAGCGAGGAACGCAAGACGCTGGCGCGCACGCGCGGTGAGGAGATCATGCAACTGCGTAAAGAAGGTAAAACATACAAAGAGATTGGGACGATCATGGAGCTGTCAGGCTCTAGGTGCCGCGATTTAGAACGCCGCCATATCCGACACCTGAACTTCCACAAAAATTACCCGCTCATAAAAGGCTGGGACGAATCCGTCCGCGCAGCGTTCGCAGCAAACCCCCCAGACAATCCCAATTGGGCGCGCAGACACCATAACGCTGTGTATTATTTCTGTGCGAAGAATAACCCTACTAAAATAAACCTCGCGAACCTCCTCTTTCCTAGCTTAGAGATCATGTTCGGAGCCGATTACGAGAAGTATCTACCTCAGAACGAGGCCCTTTTTAGGGGCAATGACAACAGAAAGGAACAAGAACCGTGAACAAGCTAGAGAGGATGCAGTACGAAGAAACGATGGCACTCAGAAAGGACATGGACGAGATGTTCGTCAGGTGGGCGGACCGAGATGCGAACGGCTTGATCATCTGCACCGTGATGATCATTCAGTTTGTAGCCATGGCTGGGCATATGTTTGATAGCCCAGAGGACTACGTACGATTTGTAGACGAGACCGTGGCGCGTGGGCGCAAGCGGTTTGATGTAGAAAACAACGGAGGACATTATGTTCATTGAGCAAGAAGACCAAGTAACAGCAACAGTTTATGTAGATCAGATCACCACGTCAGGCAGTGGGTTTGGTGCAAAAATGGACACCGGAGAGGTAGTGTTCCTCAACAGCCGGATCATGCATGCGGTCAAGATCCAGATTGGCGACACGGTCAGGGCGATCGTCATACCAAACTACGAGGACAAGCGGCACTCTGTGCAGTGGCGGGCAATCAGAGCTGTCGTAGTTTCGGATCCTGTGAACGAGACAATCACAGATGTCGAGGAGATCGAGTCGACGGTGCAGCCTGCACCCGCTGTCGAGAAGGACTTGTCGGAATGGCTTTGCGATCTGCTGGATGAGCACGGTCCGATGCGCGCGGCGACACTTGCAAGGCTCATGGATCAGTCTGTACCGGAGATCAACGTACTGTGCCGTGGGCTACACGCCAGCGGGGCTATCTCACGGGCGGAGGTGTACAGCTTGCCGACAAACAAGCGGGCGTCGCACAAGGTGTGGGCGCTTAGCCTCAACGACTTTGATATCGATCCGTTCGAGGATAGTGCCGAGGTGGAGGCAGACTACGAGTCCGAAGACTAGATCGTATCACGACGTGATACAGCCTGCGAGCTATCGATCGACTGTATAGCTCGCAGGAGATGCCTCACTCAGCAAGCTCATGCTCTTCTGTGTTCTCGAAAGCTTTGCGGATCAGCACCGAAAGCTGGCGCGCCATTGAGCGCTGCTCGGCCTCTGCAAGCGTGCGAAGCTTGTCATGATCCTCGATCAGCAGCCCGACGTTACGAAACTTTGGCTCTTCGGTCTTTGACATCTCAAATAGGTCCCTTTACTTGTTGTCTGTATCTACATCACTCGGTGTCTGCGCGCAACCAAATCGTTTCTCGCGGTAGATCCGGCTGGCCTTCACCAGCTCGGGTGGCTGCTTCGAGTACCCACGGATGGCGATGACGTTTTCTTTCTTCATTGCCTTGAGCATGGCGTACGCTACATCTTCGGTGAACCCAAGCTTCACCATCTCTGCGATGCCTGTCTTGAGCGTTCGAAGCCCGTACTTGTAGTCCGTGAACACCTCGATGATGTCGTCGTGTTCTTCCAGTTTATCGGTCATGTGTTGTCCTTCTGCGGTTTGAGGTTCAGCCAGGCCCGGGCCTGTTCGCCCAGCACGATAGCCCCGATGTCGATCTTAGCACGAAGCGCCTCAACAATCTTCTCGTCGATTGTACCAGCTGAGATGAGGTCGACATATGTGACGTTGTTGCGCTGGCCGATGCGGTGCGCCCGGTCTTCCGACTGAATGCGCGTCTCGAGATTGTAGTCGTTGCTGTAGTACACGCACAGGTCTGCCTCTGTCAGCGTCAGGCCGTACCCTGCGGTGGCGGGGTTGCCGATAAAGAAGCGGAGCGGGTGGTCAGGGTTCTGGAAGTTCCGCACTGCGTTGTTGCGATCCTCGTCAGTGGTGTCACCGTAGTAGGACGCGGCACAGCCCTCGCCGAAGGTCTTGTTCAACAGCGCTGTGATCTGCTGGATATCGTACCGGAACCGGCTCCAGATGATTGCTTTACCCGAATGCTCCTGCAAGATCTCGACCAGTGCATCCATGCGCTTGGATGGGAAGTACACCATCTCGCCGTCGTCGGTCTTCAGGTGGCCGGACAGCACCTGCTGCATGCGCAGCATCTGTGTGATCACGGCCGGAGCGGTGACGAGCTCGCCGCTGTCCAGCATGGTCATCGCCGTGGTCCGGATCTGCTCGTACATCTTGAACTGTTCGTCGGTCAGGCCGACGTACCGGGCGGTGTAGATCTTCTCCGGCAGGTCGAGGCAGTCCTGCTTCAACACTCGGAAGCTGTGGGCATCGATGCGCTTGGTCAGCTCCTCGAGGTTCCGGTAGCCCACGACCTGCTCAAAGGACATCGACCCCATGCGCCGCTTCTGTGTGACAGCGTACCGGTTCTGGAACGCGTAGTAGCTGTCGAAGCCCAAGGTCCGAGGTCCGAGGAACTCGAACTGTGCATATGCATCCATTGGCGACTTGGTAATAGGTGAGCCGGTCAGGATCCTGCGGTAGTGGAACCCTGCTGCGATCTTCATCAGGGCCTTGGACCGCTTTGCCTTGTGGTTCTTGATGGTGGTTGACTCGTCGATCGCGATCAAGCCCCGAGGTCCGAGCTTCTTGGCCATCCACTCGCCTGCGGTGCGGCCCTTGAGCGAGGAGAAGGCCTCGACGTTCATCACAAACAGTGTCATGCCGTCGAATGGTTTAGAGATGGACTGCATCTCCTCGCGCTGCGCCTTGTTGGGGTTGGCGACCCAGCGGATAACCCGATGGGGTACATGGTCGGACATGTGCTCGGGGATTTCTTTGGCGACCCAGTTCCTGTACACGCCCTTTGGCGCGATGATCAGAGAGAAGTTGATTCGCTTCTCGAGGTACAGTGCTGCGATGTTGTCGATCAGAACCTTGGACTTGCCGGTTCCCATCTCCATGAGATACCCATACGATTGGCAGTCAAGACCGGCCGCGAGCGCGTCATGCTGATGTTGGTATGGTTTAGTCTTAAAGAAGTCTATTGACACTGGTTGATCTCCTGCCTATGTTCCTACTCATGGTTAGCAAACAAGCTGGCCACAAGCAACCCTGAAGAGGAACAAACTTATGGACGACATCTTCGAAGACATTTTCGACGAGGCCGGAGCGCTCGGAAATGTAGATACGGAAACTGGCAAGAACCTCAGCGATCTCGTACGCAAGCTGCGCGCAGTAGAGAAAGAGATCGACGATGCGGAGAAACACATCAAAGTATTGAATAGAGAGAAGCATAAGCTCTGTGTGGAAAACATTCCAACTCTCATGGACGAGATGGGCGTGGAGCGCCTTGATGTGGACGGTGTCACTGTGGTGCGTAAGCTCATGATCCATGCTTCGATCCCCGCTGCGCGGAAGGATGAGGCCTTTTCTTGGCTGCGCGAGAACGCGCTGGACGACATCATCAAGAACGATGTGACGGTGTCTTTTGGCAAAGGGCAGGACAACATTGCTGGCGACCTCGTTGGCAAGCTGGAGCAAGACGGGTTCAATACGTCCCAGAAAACCTACGTCCACTCATCCACCCTCAAGGCGTTTGTGAGAGAGCGCTTCGAGAACGGCAAACCCATCGATCTCGACATGTTCGGGGCATTCGTTGCAAACGCAGCAGAAATCAAGAGGAAGTCATGACAAGTTTTGAGATATTGGAAAAGTTGTTATCTGGTCACAAGGCTGGCTACCACTACGTGCCTAAGAAGGCCCATGCGGAGGATTGCAACTGTGATGGTCGAAAGTACGCCATCAAGTTTGACCCACTTACAGTGCAGGAGATGATCGATGGGCGCCGTTAAGAGATGGCAGATGGGGCAGGAAGAGATGGAGCAGGGAGAGTCTGACGCTCGTGAGGACCCCGATAAGTTTGAGCAAGAGTGCGAAGATCGCTGGATTGATCAGCAGATCGAGGACGAATGGATCGAACGAGACATGAAGCGTCAGGATGACGAGATTAAAAGGAAAGCAAAATGAGCACCACAGTCACAACCGCAAAAGAAACCGCAGTATCCACTGACGTGATGGACGACATCTTTGAGTATGCTGGCGAGGGTGCGTCCTTCGACAGCAGCGAGATGCAGATCCCGTTCATCCGATTGCTGCAGCCAATGTCCCCGCAGCTTAACAAGAAGAAACCGGAGTACATTGACGGCGCACGCTCTAGTGACATATTCAACAATGTCACAAGCCAGTACTGGGACGGAGAAGCAGGTATCAGGGTTATCGCATGCTACCAAACCACCAAGTATTTGGAGTTTGTGCCTCTTGAAATGGGGGGTGGATTCCGCGGTGAGATACCCCCTAACAGTCACCTGCTTCAGCAGACCAGTCGAGCCGGAGCTCGTGAGATCCTGCCCAACGGCAACGAACTGGTGAAGTCCGACCAGCACTTCTGCCTAGTCGTCGAAGAGGACGGCTCCTTCCAGCCTGCTGTAATCGACATGAAGTCGACTATGCTGAAGGTCAGCCGCCGCTGGAAGACACAGATCGCCATGCAGAAGGTCAAAAACCCGAAGACCGGTGTGCTGACCACCCCGCCGGTCTTTGCCACGATGTGGCGTCTGTACGCCGTGGAGGAGTCTAACGACAAGGGTTCGTGGTCCACGTGGGGTGTCGAGAAGGTCGGGCTCCTGACAGACCGCAACCTGATGCTCGAAGCAAAGACCTTCCGCGACTCGATTGCCAAGGGTGAGGTCAAAGCAGCGTCAGAAATGGACGAGCAGTCTTCGGGCGGATCAGGCGGGGACGACATACCTTTTTGAGTATAATCTCGGGGCTGGTCCACTGGATCAGCCCCGACTTACCGTTTTAGGTATTTTAGCTACAACTCAAGGAGACAACAATGTCGTCAGCAGAAAGACTGCTGGCTGCTTTCGAGGGTTCGACGGCAGCTTATGGTGAAACGACG